GGCCTAATACACATGCTTGGCGGATTGTCAAGAACTGCAACAAGTGTTTTGCGGCAGTTAATTGATGCAGGTACTCTTGCCAATCTTCCAGCAGGTTTCAAGGCACGTGGCATGCGCATACGTGATCATGACGAACCGTTGCAACCAGGAGAATTTCGCGATGTTGATGTAACAGGAACATCAATTAGGGAATCACTGTTACCACTTCCGTACAAGGAACCATCACAAGTTTTATTTGCCTTATTAGGATTCTGCGTTGATGCAGGTAAATCATTTGCGGCAATTGCGGACATGAAAATGGGTGAAGGCAATGAACAGAATCCAGTTGGAACAACTTTAGCACTACTTGAGCGTGGAACAAAAGTGATGAGTGCAATTCATAAAAGATTGCATTACGCACAAGGTGTTGAATTTAATTTACTAGCACGTTGCGTTAAAATGTTTCTTCCACCGGAGTATCCTTACATGGTGCGTGGTGGAAATAGAATGATCAAACAAGCGGATTTTGATGATCGTGTTGATATACTACCAGTATCCAATCCAAATATATTCTCAATGTCACAACGTGTCATGTTGGCACAGCAGCAATTGCAATTAGCTATTGCTAATCCAGCATTACATAATTTACGTGAAGCATACAGAAGAGTATACCAAGCGTTGGATGTTGATAATATTGATGCATTATTAAAACCTGATCCAGGAAATCCACCACCTAAAAGCCCTGCTACTGAAAATTCAGAGGCAATGCGAGGAACGGAACCTAAAGCTTTTCCACAACAGAATCATAAATCACACGTTGAGGCACATGCGGAATTTATGTTTACAAGACCAGTTCAAATTAATCCTCAACTATATGCAATGATGGAAGGGCATATATTACAACACATTGCAATTATGGCAGCGGAGCAAGTTGAACAGCAAATGCAACAGCAAACTCAGCAACTACAACAGCAGATTCAACAAATGCAACAGCAAGCAGCACAAAATCCACAAATTGCACAACAGATTCAACAAATGCAGCAACAGTTTATGACTCAAAAAGAATCTGCAATTTCCACATTGGAAGCGCAGTTAATTAAAAACATGGCTGCTGAAGAACAACAACGAAGCGGATTAGAAGAAAAAGATCCACTTGTTAAACTTAAACAACAAGAAATTGATCTTAAAGCTGCTGAATTACAGCAAAAAGGAGAGCATGATCAAACCAAGATGCTTATGGAAACAGCTGTTGATGCAGAAAAGCTTGACTTGGAAAGAGAAAAGATGCAGAGTGGTAACGAATTAGGCATGGTTAAAGAATCTTTTGGTCTTATGAAAGAGGGTCAAAAAGACACGACCGCTGAAATTAAGGAAAATGTAGCTGCGTTAAGGGATAAAGAAAAAAATAGAAGCAATGAAAAAATTGCTGTAATGAGGGAGAGAGCTGCGGCTAGGAAAGCAAATGGAAAATCAAAAACTAAGTAAGATAACTGAAGTTATGAAAAAAGCTGAAGAGCTGGCATTAAAGGAAATTAATGGAAAATCGGAGGATCAACTTATCGTTGCCGCTGGTTTAATGGCTGTTACGCGAAATCTGTATATACATGCACTTGGGGCCAAAGAGGCACAGAAAGTGTTTGAAGTTATGCTGGATTCGTTTATAATGGTCGACGAATTTTATTTACAGGCTGATCAACATGAGAAGCCTACGATTCACTAAATACAGGAGGTAAATATGAAATTACTGAAAGATATTTGGGCACACTTGAAGGAATGGAATGATTGGGGAATGCGTGACTGGATAAAGGCGGGCATAGTAGCAATCATTGTATTGATTGTGCTTAAAGCCGTAATTCTACCAGGTGCATAGGGCTGAGCAATAGGAGGATATTAAAATGGCAATAGATTGGGGTAAAGTTAGACAGGCTATGACCACTAATGATGCCTATAGAGGAACTGGAGGTAGATCACGTCCAAGACAACTATATGGTGGAGATCAAGGAAGAGGTGGACAAGGAAATGTATGGAGACCATCAGCTTTTTCTCAAAGACAACCAGGAATTTCTGCAGCAAATGTAAGACCAAGAAGTGGAGGAATTTGGGACGCGGTAAAAGCAAGAGGCAGAAAAATTACACCATGGATGGCTGATATAGCGGGAAAAGTAGGAGATACCTTTGATGATGCTATGCGTGGCTCACGATTACATAAAGCTTTCAAAGATAAGTACGGCGGAAGTGGCGAATGGAAAGCCGCTAAAGCTAGTATGATGACAGATAAAGATCAAGCTTTTTACGATAAATACATGAATCTTGCTGAAATGGCACAAGACAATGAAAAGGCACAGGAATATAGAGATATAGCTGAAACAGCTTGGAGAAACAAACAAACTTCAGACAGATTGGCCGCATATACAGGATTTGAAGACTACTTACCAGGCAAATATACTGGTGAGGGTGAAGGTGCAAGATATACTGGAAATGTTCCAGGAGGACGAGATAGAATAGGACAATTTGTTCCTGGTGTTGGCATAATGCAAGATATAGCTGATAGACTACGAGGTCCAGGAGATACAGAAACTGAACCAGATATGGATATTACTGCTGATTTATATGGAGGTTATCCAGGTCCAGAGGACGATGTTCTTTGGGGAGAACCGGGAACTGAGTCGTTTAGACCAGAAATAAAAGAAAAACCACGAAGAACTGGAATTTCTTATCCAGAACCTGACATGTTCGATACCCTTTATGGTGAGCCAACTCCTGATCCTTTTGGTGGAATGTATGAATCACCTTTAACGGATAGGCTTTATGGAGAGCCAACTAATATAGGTCTGGCTTCAGAGAAGGCTTTAGGGAAAAGAGGATTCGCTATTCCTGGTGGAGAAGGATATACAGGACCTTTACCTAATATATCAATAGAATTAGGTCCTTATGATGAAGATTTAAGTAATATTGATAGGTATTCTAATAGAGCAAAAAGACTTGGTTTGTCCGATACACTTCAAACATATAATACTTATACTCATGGAATGGGAACTAGACAAAAACCTGCAACAGCAGAAGGTTTAGAAAATATTAAAAAATTAGGAATTGCCGCAGATGATTATGATAGAGAGGAAGAACTTCAGAACTTAATTGCTGATCATTACAATTCTGCAACAGGATTATTTGAAGAAAGTCCTGTATCTAAAGGACGTTGGGGCAGCACATATAATCAGTATAGATAATCATGGCAGGCCCTCATCAAGATAATGGGGTACCTTGGGTCCCTAAGCCCCCAACTACTATACCCGTAAGTACAGGAACATCTAATTTTGGACCACCAGGAACTGGTGGATCAAATCAACCACCTCCCCCTCCCGTTATTACACCTGTTTCAACAGGAACACCTAATTTTGGACCACCAGGAACTGCTGGAGCACATCAACCACCTCCAGTTGTAAATACAGGTATAACTCAAACAACACCAGACCCTTATGATGAAAAAGGGGATTACATGGATTGGGATTATGTTAATCCTAATACTGGATTAACGGCAGGTGAAAATTTAGCTCAAAATACCGCAATCGCTAAACAAAACGAAATAGACAAAGCTATTGCAATGCAAAATGCAATGGATATATCTGAAGCTGCCGGAGGTAATTTAGGAAAATTAAGTAATCAACAATTATTGGATTTACAGGATGCAGAGTTATTTACACATGAAACAGAAGGAATGCTTGGTGGAGTTACAGGATATGAAAAAGAAGTAAATCTATTAAAGCAAAAAATCCAAAGTAAAATGGATAGAATGCGAGACCAAAATTTAACTGATGCTCAATTTGAAGCAGGGTTAACAAGTTTACCAGAATATGGACAATTAGCATCATTATACCGTGATATTGGTGGAGCAGAAACAATGCTTGCTAATCTTATGAGTGAAGGCACGGGATATGACCCAACTGGGGTATATACTTCAGAAAAAGTTTTTGGAACTGATGTGGAAGTTGACCCTAAATTAAAAGAAGCTTATTATGCTTTAATGGGAGGAGATTTAAGTGCTGATGAACTTAGACAATATCTTCCTTCTATAGGATATGAAGAACCATTAGAAACTGGTGGAGGACAAGAGTTTTGGGACCCAGGTTATTACGATCCACGACAAGAGACATTAGATAAATTAAGATTTTTACAATCTGGATTGCCAACAAGACAAGTAGACCAACAAACATTTTTTAATGAAATGGTAGATCCATACGCAGCTGATACAGCAGAAGCATTAGATAAAGGAATTTTTTCTGGAGCAATGGGACAAGGAGTATTTGATCCTAAAGGATTAAGGCGATTAATTACAAGTTTTGGTTCCGGTGTAACAAAACCACGCTATGCAAATATTGCAAGAGGTGGTATAGTCAGTTTAGTAGGAGAATAAAATGTTACAGTTATTATTAAAACCATTATTAGGGGTTGCTGGGCAAGCGGTTTCCGGTTTCATAGAAACCAAGAAAGCGAAGGCCGAGAACAAGTTAGTAGAAATAAAAGCCAAAACAAAATTGCGTGAACAACAGATCGCCGGCGAAGTATCGTGGGAAGCGTCTGCTGTTGATCAAATGAAGGGAAGCTGGAAAGATGAGGTAATTTTAATTTGCCTACTCACGCCAGCCGTAGCAGTCTTCATCCCTGGAATGACACCACACATAGAAGCTGGGTTTGTTGCCTTGCAGCAGCTCCCGGATTATTACAAGCATCTCTTATATATTGCGTGCTCTGTGTCATTTGGGGTGAGAGCCGGACCAACGGCAATGGGACTGTTTAAGAAGAAAAAATGATTTCACCGGAGCGTCTTAGTGCGTGGAGAATTTTTCCGCGCTTGTTAATTACGCTATACGGAGTTGCTTTTTGGAGAACAACGGAATGGTTTATGCAACTACCTGAACCTACAAACGCACAATCGGCATTCGTGTCAGTTGTAGTAGGAGCAGGAGCAGCGTGGTTTGGTCTTTATGTGGGAGGAACTAAACATGCAACCATTGCAACTAAAGTGGAGAATAAAGATTAATGCCTTTCAAGTCAGAAAAACAAAGAAAATATTTGTGGGCGAATGAGCCTTCAATTGCCAAGAAATGGACACAGGAGCATGGAAGCAGTCCTGTTCATAAAAAGGTTGGAGGGGTCGTGACAGTAAAGCCGCGTGGCTTTAATAGAATGCTCCCTAATAAAAGACCAATAACGAAAATATATTAGGAGGAATTATGCCCAAAGTAGGTACTAAGAAATTTGCGTATACCCCAGCCGGAAAGAAGGCTGCAGCAGTACATGCAAAAACCACTGGACAAAAAGTTTCAAAAGCTTATAAGAAAGGTGGAAAGGTAAAAAAATAGGAGAAAATAATGGTTGGAAAAATACATGCAAGACGTGAAAAACGTGCAACTCCCGGAAAGAAATTTGGCACTACTACTTATAAAAGTGGTGGAAGAGTCAAGAAACAAGCTGGTGGCCCAATGAAGCAGGGCTACAATGCTAGACTTGATGAATCATTAAGTGCAAGAGATCCAGGAGCGAGAGGTTCTTTGGCTGGCAGACGTGCTATGAGTGAAGGTGCGGAAAGAGCTGCAGGAAGAGGAGCTTTTTCTGGCGCTAGAACAATGTCAAAAAAAGGTGGCAGAGTTAAAGCGATGCACGGTGGCATGAAAGCCAAAAAGAAAAAGTAGTTGATTTTTTATTACTTTTAGTGTATACTTCCGTTAATGGAAGATACAACCGCTATCTACGTAATCCTGAAAAGGATTCGTGAGCGCAAAGAACAACTAAAAAACATTATCGCTGGTGGCATTCACAGCTTTGACGAATATAATAAGACAGTGGGTGAATACAAAGGCTATAATATAATGGAACAGGAAATACAGGACCTGCAGAAAGATGATGACGGAGATACCAAAACGTAGATTTGCCCTCGAAGAAAAAGACCTATCAGTAGAGGCCAATGAAAATAATAAAATTGCAGAAGAAAAAGAAAATCGCTTTCTTAAAAAAATTCAAGAGGAAGCTACTAAAGATATTACCCATTTACCCACGGATAAAGTTTTAGATAGACTACCTGACCCTACAGGGTGGAGATTATTAATTCTTCCGTATAAAGGACAAGGAAAAACAAAGGGTGGCATAATATTGTCTGATGAGACAATCGAGGAGAGGGGATATACAACCGTTACAGGTTTAGTCCTAAAAGTTGGACCCGATGCCTATAGAGACAAAGAGAGATTTCCAAACGGACCATGGTGCAAGAAAAATGACTGGATTATATTC